CCTGCTCCGGTTGTCCTGGCTTCTTTGTATCATTCAGTGGATGAACTGGCTGATGTTATAGAACAGGTTATAGAATTTATAGAAGATTTAGAAATACCTTCAGCTAAAGACATTATAGATGATATTAAAAAAGAACTTTTACCAGATCCCATAGCAGGTAAGGACCTTATTTCAGACTTTTACGATTGTGTGAACGGTTACGAAAGAGACACTCCAAAACTTTTACAAAACAAATACACAAAATCAATATATGTTAATACTTGTTTGTTAAGAAAGGGTTGGGGTTCAAAAGTAATTTTAGAAATAATCAGGGAAAAGCTTGAATGACCGATGCCGCTTTTTATCTTTTTGCGTTAATTTCATTCGTAATATATTTTATAATTTATACTTATTATGTTCCGTTGAAAACTCAGCAAAAAATAGAGTCCTGGTTAAAGAGTGCAGAATCTGACGAGACTTTGTTAATGTCCCTGGATGTTATAACAAAAAAAATTCGGGAACAGATGTTAATTGATTTTGAGGAATTTATGCTTCCACAGGCGCGTGATAGCCTTAAAAAATTCTGGGCTGGTTCCATGGGTGCCGCCGCGAAAGAACTTAAAGGCTCGGAGGAGGGATCGCAACTTTCTATTATGCATGGGATTACTTCCGAACTTTCTGGTTCGCCTTGGTACGTGCAGGCGTTGGCATCTAAAGTCCTACCGATGATAGCAGAAGCAGGTAAAAAGCAGACTACAAGCACTTCTAAGCAGAATCAAGGCATGGGAATACAGGAATAAGCAGTTCTAAAGCTCCCAGAAACACGAAACACCCCTAATATCAGCTCCAAAAAAGGAAAAGAGTAGTATATTATAATTATTATTTAGTTAATTAACTAGTAGTAGTAGTAGTATGACGTCTTATTTTTGTTAAAAAAAACCGTGTGGTATAAATATTGCTTTCTATAATAGAAATTATGCAAAGGTTTTCGTAGGTTAGGGGGATATTCTGCAGAATATGAATTAATATATCAATTAATTAATACCCCCTTCTCCCATGGTAGTATCATGAGTGACAAAGAAGATATGACCTTGATGTCTGGGAATCCAAACAAAAAGGAAAAGAAACCGGTTGGCCGTCCCGAGAAAACGGATAGCGACGGAAACGTGATTATCACCAAGGTGGTAGGCGTGAACGCTCCAGTTAAGTTCTTGGAGTTCTTGAAAGCAACAGGTGTAAACAGGTCCGCATTGTTTACCAAAGTGGCGGCATCCTATTATGAGGGTGAAATATGCCAGGTATGTTATACCAAATTGCATCGAACCATAGTAGGGAAACATTGTCCCAACTGTGCGGCAGGTCACTATCGTCAAACTGGTGAAACTAAAACAATATGGAGGAGCTTTAACAACTGTCCAGATTGTGGCGAATCCTATTCACATGAAAATCTATTCGCACAAACTAAGCAGGGTTTGGATGGATGCCAGGCATGTGGTGTCGTATGAATAAGGAATCATACTATTGTCAATGTTGCGATTATCCAGTTCATAGGCGGGGTTCTAAAGGATGTATTCACTATAGGGATATAGCAAATGAGTGATTATCAACGTGAAGCGATCTTAAGATGCACAAGGTGTAAGCATGAATGGCAGATCCATTATAGGCCAGGACAACAATACCCGTGCCCTAATTGTGAAGGGTATACCCCTCAATCTTAAGTAGCTACTCATATACGAGTAACTGTGCCCGTTGGACTGTACACCAGAAAAGGAGCCAATGGCCGTCGTATGTTCTTTCGTGACGGCAAATTAATTTCTGAAAAGTCCTACAAAGCGTCTAAAGCCCGCACAAACGGGAAAAGATCCACACGTAAAGGACAAGTGAGGAAAACAGCACGACGGGCATACAAGAAGAATAATCCAAAAAGGAGTAAATATATGAAAGGAATTCCACATCCAAGCGTGACAGGTCTAGCATCTGGCATGGCAATAGCTGCGTATCTAAACGCAGGAAAGACCCTTAACGGTAAATTTCAAACCGAAGGAGTAATCAAAGACGTAACTGACGGACAATTAGGTCAGGCATTCAATACCCTGGCAAGTAATGCCATGAGTATGATTGGAACCGACGTAGGAAGAAAGACGTTAGTGACTGCTGGACTGGTTGCAGCTGCTGGAGCATTCGCACGCAGGTCCTTTCCACAATTAAAGCTCGGATCGAGTAAAATATATTTTCGACTATAGAGGGAAAAAATGGTAACAACAATATCAAGAACTTTTGACAGCACGCCCACGGATAAAGAATACTTTTCTTTGACCGACAACATGAATTCCAGTAATCTGGGAAATATAATGGTCCCTGGCGGATCCAATAGGATCGTTAGGGTTGATTGTGCCTTTGATGTATTTAATGCAAAAGGCTGCCAGGTCGTATGCAGACTATTAGGATCTGACTTTTCAGAACAGAACTTTACCATATGGGGAGTAGCTGGTGACACAGCTGATGCAGGAGCTGCACAAGGCTATCAGACCGTGCCAGTATCGTTTCCCATTGGCACTGCAAATAATATAGATCTACAGATTGCGATCCAGGTTAGTGGTGGCGGCAGTATGGCGGCAAGTTCTGGAACAGTAACTCTCTACTTCGAGTAAGCCTTGCATGGCTAAAAAGCGAATAGCAACCTTTCTCGGTCCTAACTTAGGACTTTCGATAATAGGAGGCCACGCTTATGCCTATTCGGGAGGGGTCGAGAGTTCCACTTCAGAGCAAACCATTTTGAATTTTACCACTGGCACCGACTATATTGTAGCGACTTTAACCATGACAGCACCTATTCGCATGGCGGCTATTACTCAGGGTGTGCATCGAGGCTATCAATTAAATTTTAACGGCCTAACCGTCGGATTGTATAAATTACAAAGCACTGATGAAGATATGCCCAGCGATACAGAGGCGCAAATATTAATCCCACCATTTACCAGAGTAATTTTAACCTGTATAGATAGTTCGGACGATGCCGCTTATTTGGGAACGGCAAACTTAACTGGCAGAGTATATGATGTATGACTTTAGCCGCGTCTAAGTCTATTTCAAGGGTAAAAGATGGGAACATATACGGTTGGTCGGGCTCCTACACTCTGTCCAGTTCAGCCGTCACACTCCTGGACTATACGAATCCTTCCTACTTTTACCTGACGCGGATCACCCTGGGCATAGATTGGTCAGGAATTAGTGATGGTGAAATAATAAGTATGACAATTAATGTGGATGGTCAACCATTATTTGTGGAAAAATATGTTGTCCTGGTTAATAATATTGGTCTACAACCTAAGATGTTTGAGTTCATCATACCACCGAACAGCACTGTTAAAGTTCAGGCCACTCAGAGCGCTAATAATGGGGCTATTTCGTGTATCTTAACAGGGTATCGTATCTAATATGGCTAAGAAAAAGAAAGAAAACAGTTTTGAGGAGCTGATGAAAAGTATCGACTGGAATCGATATCTCCCTGCAGTAGTTGGGATTATGCAACCTATTGTTATTTTTGGAGCCTGGTTAGCTTTTTCAAAAATGGATAATAGAGCTGATGCACTTTCTAAACTTATTACACTAGCAGAACCGATACCTACATTAGATTTGAATATTCCTGCTCCGGTTGTCCTGGCTTCTTTGTATCATTCAGTGGATGAACTGGCTGATGTTATAGAACAGGTTATAGAATTTATAGAAGATTTAGAAATACCTTCAGCTAAAGACATTATAGATGATATTAAAAAAGAACTTTTACCA